TCTTGAATCAAAATGAAGGGTAGACTGTTTTGTAGCTAATTGATTTATTTGTGGAGTTGCACCATCATATTCCGTTAAACTAGAACCCCCTTCATTAAAGTCAGGAAGTATAGTTACTTGGTTTACAGAAGAAATATCATTTCCAAAGGATGGACTTACTGGTCCAGCTCCATAAGCTAGAGTTGATCCACCTTGTTGTAATAAATCTAATAAACCCATAATTTAATTATTGTGGTGGGTTCTGTAAATACGGTGTTGGATTTGTACCGTTTGTATCTAAATTAGAAGGAAAAGGTAAAGCATTTGTTACACCATCTAAATAAGCATTATACTCATTGTTTACTTGTGTTCCAAATGATCCATTTAATGAATACCCAGCCATACCAGCACCATCAGCATGTAGTTTTGACTGAGGTGTTGCTAATGGGTTTACTGGTGGTTGAGCACCATCATACTCTGAATAAGCTGATCCTTGTTGTTGAAGTTTATCTAAAAGTCCCATAATTATTTTGTTTATAAATATTAAATATTATTGCATTTTGAAGCTATTTTTAGCCGATTCAGCACCTTGAGTATTTGGATTAGCACCTGTTGTTGCTTCAATTACTTTTTTACCATCAATTGATACATTTACTGGGCGAGCTGCTAGGGCCATGATTGCTCCTTTTAGTTCTGCTATTTCTTTAGAAGAACCACCTCCACCAACTTGAACAGTACCTTTAGGAGCAGAAACCATATCATTTGCTTTAAATAAATCTGTTCCAGCTACAATAGTATCTTTATTATTAAATGAAATTGCACCTTCAGGACCAAATAACATTCTATCACCAAATCCACCTTTACCTTGGGATGGGCTGATAATACCATCACTCATAGTGTACATTGCTAAAGCTCCTAGACCTGCTCCAAGTAAACCTGCTACAGCAGCAATACCTAAAGGCCCCATTTTACTAGCCATTTCATATGAGCCACCAATAACATCTACAGCAGCTTCTTTTTTTTCTACAGCAAATAGTTGTTTAGCAATGCCTATAGCTTGTTTTGTTCCAGATGCAAAGTCTATTATACCTTTAACTAGTTTAGCAGTCATAATTGCTCCAATTATAACTAAAACGGTTTTCATTCCTCCTAATTTCTCAACAATAGCTTTAATTCTATTCCACATATCATTAAAGTTTTTATTGATAGTAGTTAAAGCAGGAATAAGAGTTTCGTTCATTGAATCTGCCATTTGAAGTTGAGCAGCTCCTAATTTATCTTGTACATTTTGTTGTTCAAACTGTTGGGCTAGTTGTTCATCTCCTAATTCTTTTAATGCTTCTTCGGCTGACATAGTCTCACGAAGTTTATCATATTTAGCTTTAGCATCTTCTACAGATGCAGCACCAATAGCTTTTAAAGATTCTTGTTCTTGAAGTGAAGCAGCTAATTCTTCACGAGTCATACCAACAGATTTTGCAATTGCATCTTGTTGGATTCTGTTCATATTAGCAAAGTCCGCAGCACTACCAACATTTTTAGCAATTTCTTCAGCTACTGTTGCTATATCATTATTTAAAGCAGCTTCACGTGCTTTTTCTAGATTTAAGTTTTTACCAGTAAGCAATTCTGCACTTAATTCCGCTTCAATTGATTCTTCAAAATTAAGTATACTTCCTGCTATATCATCTACTTTATCTAAGCTAGTACCTAATGCTTTTGCTTTAGCATATGCGTCACCTAATCCTTTTGCTGAGCCATGAAATGACATTTTAATGGCTGCTGAAGTTTTAGATATTTCTTTTAATGCTGTTTTTTCATTTAAAACTAATCCTTTTTGGGTTCCGGAAAGTTTTACTTGACCCATCAATTCACCAGTAAATTTTTCAGCACTTTGGCCAGTAGCTAAAGTTAATTTAGCAATACTATTAGCTTCATCGGCTGTTAAACCAGCATAATGAGACATTTTAGATAGAAATGCTACATCTTTTTGAAAAGATTCAGTCATCTGTTCAAAAGCAACATTAGAACCTAATGATTCATTTATAGCTAAAACACTTTCTTGTAGGTGAGTTGAATTTACTAAAGTATCTCCTGTTGCTTGAGCAAATTTAGTCATTTCCATACGAGACTTTCCAGCAGCCTCATATGTCATGTTCATACTTTTAGCAGCATCTCCTAACTCGGTGTCAAGTGTTTTAACAGTTCCTACTACAAATCCAATTACATCATTAAATAATTGAAGTGGATTAAGCATTCCACTTAAAGGGGTATTTATTCTATCTAAGGATCCTCCTATACCTTTTAGCATCTCAAGCCCTCGAGCTTTTTTAGCAGCTCGATCAAGTCCTTTTTCTAAATCTCCTATACTACCATCCATATCTTCTAAGATATCTCTTGAATGATCAAGGGATTCATTTTGTTGATTAAGAGTTTCTGAAATGGATTGGTATTGGGCTTTAAGAGTATTGAGTTGTTTTATTTCTTCAGCTGTAAGCTTTTTAGTAGCAGATTTTGTTTCTAATTGAGATTTTTGTTTTGCAATTGCATCTTTTTCTGCTTGATTAGATTTAATTTTTTGAATAAGAGATTCTTGAGATAATTTAAGATTTTCTTTTTCTGCTTTAAGTTTTTCTGAAAGGTTTTTTAATTGGTCTGATGAGAGTTCTTTTGTTTTTGATTGATGATCATTAAATTGGGATGCTATATCTACTAAACTAGATAAAGAGTCTTTAGTGGCTGCAAATCCATCTTTTAGCATTTTATTGCGAGTCTCTATTTCTTTTAGGAGATCATTTACTGTACCTAAAATTCCCTTAAGTTCTTGAGCATCCTTATTTTTATCAGCCATGTCTTTAAATTATTCTGTAATAAATATTAAAGATATTAGTTTTTATTGATATGATACGGGTGGTTTACCTTTAGTTGGTACCCCCATGTTAAATGTTTGTGTTTCAGAAGTTGATCCAGCACGTGAAGTTTTCTTCATAGCTTTTTCATTTGCTGCTTTTTCTTCTTCATAGAATTGTCTCATTTCTTCAAAAACAAAACGACGAAGATAAACTGGCATGTCATATACAACAGGCCAGCTATATCCTCCTTTTCCAAAAAAGCAAATTTGATGTATTTGTTTGTAGATGGCTAATTTTGCTTTAGCCGCTTGATCAATCGACGTCAGGCCAAAAAAACTTAATCCCAATTGGGATACTGACTCTATCCGAATCTCCGGAGGGAAAAAAAGTTAGATCTACATCTGGTTGTAAGTTTTTAATATGGGTTCTTAATGACTTAGCATCTCGAGCTAGTAGGTGTTTATCTACAAACTCTCGAATTATTTTAGCCTCTCGATTTCCAGCAACAGAAGTAATCATGTATTTTAAACGAGTAGATAGTTCAGGCGAATTATCCTTGTTAATTTTTTTAAGACCTTCTAATTCACGGTTAATATTGCTTTCATCGCGATGCTGAAGTAGCTTAAATGTAATTTCTGTTTTAGAAAATGGAAATACATAAGGAAATTCATTTACACCTGGGGTGAATAGAGATTCGTCTAATGGTTTAGAATCTAATTGGGCTAAATCAACCGTATGAGTCTCTCCATCATATTCAAATGTATATTCAGCACCATACCCCAAAATACGAGAAGCAACCATGATTGCATTTTTATCTCCTACAATTAAATCATCGTAATTGATTGGAGTTACAATCAATGCTTTCATTAATTTATCAATTGCAGTACCGTTTTTAATATAGTTTGAGTTAAGAAGAATATCTTCTTCTTTAGCGGTCATGTATTTCATTTCAACATAACCTTGAGCTAATGGGTTTTCAGGGGGATAAACTAAACCTTTTGAAGGTAACTCAATTTTTTCAGTTGGGATTTTAAATTCTTCCATAATTTTTATTTGTTATAACTTAATTGTCTTATATAAATATATTAAAGAGCCGAAATATTATCAGGATTTACATTGTATGATAATACTCCTTCTACTTTTAATATAGCTTTGCGGATATCTTCCATTTTTGAACGGTCAAATCCACTAGAAGAAATCCATGGATGACCATCTACTTTAATGGTCATTATAGATTGAAATTTTTCTGTATCTTGTTCACTATATTCCATAGGTTCTTTTACAGATGCTACTGTAACACCTGGAATGGAACGAATATCTGAGAATATTTCTTTTTGAGGGCGTTTTTTAATGTTGGTAATAAGCATACCTACCATTTTAAACTTGTCTTGGTATTCCTCATTTAGTCGCTTACTAAGCTCCTCTTTAACTAACGTACGTAAACTATCTAGTTTCATATGGTTATAAATATATTAAAAGAAAACAAAAGCTCCAAATTTCTTTGGAGCTCTCATATATTTTGTTGTTTTGTTCTTAGTAGTTCAATACACAGTAATCAGGTTGAACTTCAACTGAAATATTTACTGGTGTTCCGTCATCATCCCAGTTGTAATCACCAAAGTTTACACTTGTAATAACAGCTCCTTTAACGATCCATTCAGAAACGATATCACCTACAGGTCCTATAACGTTGAACGTAATATCTTTCTTATAGAAATCTGAGTAGCCATCACGACCTGTTACTGATTCGTGGCCTAAACGTACCCATTCCATTACTGATTGAGCACCAGAAGGAGTGATTGGTTCGTATAATGTGAAACTAATAGGCCCCCAAGTAGTTTTTCCTTTTACATAACGTTGAATGTTAATGTGGTTAAGAGGAACTGCACTTTGAGCTATACTAATAGCACTTACACCTTTAACTATATACCCAGGGATACCATCAATTGTAAC